AGAAATCTCTCTGCCTAAATAACTAGCCCAGTATTCAGCAATGAGATTAAAACTTCTTTCAGCTTCACCATACGCTGTGCGTCTATCAGAGTAGATAGCAGCCGATGCATCATCCAAGATAGTTCGATCATTAACTTTGATCTGGGCTGCGTGAATATTGCCAGCTGATAATTCAACTTTGTCTTTATCAATCATCATTTGAACAAATTCTCCAATTGTTCATTAGTTAGAAATGTAAAAAATTGCATACCAGCAACGTGTTCGACCAAATCGTCTTCAAACACAATATTAACATCAAGTGTCTTAGTTACTGGGTCGACCTTGATAACTCTACCAATATAGACCTTACCAAAGTCTTCTGTGTTAAGTTCAGGAAACTGACTAACATCTGCCATTACGGTTGTACTCTCCCATTGTTATCAAATGCTTCTGCTGTCAAAGGCATTTGTGTTTTGAATGACGTTTCCATTTGCTCAGCAACCATTTCAATTTCTCGCATAGGAAATGAAGGATAAGCAGCTTCTCCCCTGCAAGTGCGAAGGCTCAAGAAATTCATAAGACTTCGTGCATTCATTGTGACATATGCAGTACTCATGATATTGAGTGGCAATGCCATTCTAGCTACTTCTTTGGCAACACCATTGATCAGTAGCATTTCATACTCTGACCAAGCAACTTGACAAGTTCTTTGTAAAGCATATCGAACAAGACGATACTGATCTTTTGTGCCTTCTTCAAAGATGTAATCCCCAGGCTTACCAATCTGAACTAATTTGCGGAACTGATTGGGAATGTAGAACTCAGGAGTCATCCTAGTATATCTGCCAGATTGTTCATTGTATGAGGCAATCCTATGTCTCATCAATTCTCGCCAAACGAAGATAGGCGCCTTGATTCTCCAAGTAAAAATAGAATGTTCAAATGGGGAACCATGTCGATTCTTCATCAAGAAATTAATGAAGCCATAAATAGACTTTTCATCTACAACTTCTAGAGATATATCATCATGAAGTGTACTAACTTTGGCAGCCTGAACTACTCTATAGTCAGATGCCATACTATCAATTGGTCTAACTTCTATTGCATCAATGAACTGCAAGTTCTCATAAACATCGCTCATACTAAATCTTCCCAACTATTTCCGTAGCTAGATGCTGTGGCAAACTTAACGAAATCGCCTACCACAGCCTGTGCACTATCAATCATGCATTCTTCAACAATCTTAAGAGCATCTTCTACCACATCTTGTGGACTATCAATCATGATAGCATCATGCACCAAGTTCACGATCTTTGCATTAAACTCATGCTCAAGAATGGGGTTGGCAAAAATTGCTGCTCTAATTGTGCAATCAGAAGCTGTACTCTGTGGTAAGAATGCCAATGCCTCATTCATGACATTTCGCTCATTGGCTTTAGTAATCAAGTTATAGCGACGATGCCGTCCAAATGGAGTTACTAAGTCGTCCCCATTCTTAACTTGGAACTTGATTCTCTCTTGCCATTCCACAATTTCAGGGATAACAGAGAAGAATCTCTGCATGTACTCTAATGCAAGATCAACAGAAATACCAAACCCAGCAGCAATGCCATACTCAGTACGACCATATCCAAGGCCATAAACGTAAGTTTTGACCATTGTTCTGTTTTCTTTCCAGATATCTTTATCGCATTCCTCTTTAGACGGGCTCTCAGGGTAGAGAACGGGTACGAGCTCATCGAATACGTCACGAATCCCTTCATTGAAAATTGGTGTGAAGTACGTATCTCCTGCAAACCAACAAAGATGCCTTAGTTCTGCTTGGGAATAGTCGGACTGCGCAATGACTCTATCAGGTCCTGATGGGACAAAGATTCTTTTGATTGGCGACTTACGAGGAATGTTCTGTAGATTGGGATTCCTGCAAGATAGCCTACCAGTTGTAGTTCCGTGGAGTAAGAAGTTCGGATGAATTCTACCTTTGTAGAGTCGCTTCTTGGTTCCATCTACGTAAGTTCTTCCCAGTTTGATTTGTTTACGATACTCCAAAATACTCTTGGAAAAATTACGAATAACATCAGGGACAGCATCCCCAACATAATTAATAATTTTGTTGAGAGTGTCTTCATCTGTGGAAGCAATTTTGATCCCCACAGATTCGTAGAACTCTTTGAGTTGTTTTGGTGAGTTGGGATTGAATCCAAGCTTGACATCGAATAATACTCCGTCACTTAATGTGAGTGCCTGATATGCTAAATTGCGACGCTGAACATCAATGTCATGATCGAACTTCTTCGACAATTGTTCCAAATGCTCTTCATCAATTGTCATTCCATTATGCTCAACGTCTTGAAGCATATTGCTAGCTTCAATCAGTAACTCATAAGCATTCTTCAGTTCTTCATCTGAGTTAGCAAAACGCTCTTGGTACATGAAATACAGCAAGAACATCACATGAATATCGTACGCATTGTATTTATGAAGAACGTTCTTAGGAACTAAGGCAAAGTTCTTCGAGCTTCCAATGTATTGCTCAACTTCATGTTCCCATTTAGGTGCTCCCACATACTCTTGCCCTAAATACTTAAGAGAATGAACGCCACTTCGCTCATCAAATACATAGCTAGCAAGCATAGTATCTTCCTCCAGTTGGACTTTACCCAACTTAGGACGGAGCCCCTGCAAATCAAACTTTCCATTATGAGCAAGAACATCATGAAAGCGCATAACCATCTTAAGTAAAACATAAACTTGCTCCGTCAGACATTCTTGTGCAAGAATAGTAATGTTTCTGCCATTCAATGATGTACCGATGCACAACATTTCAAAGCGCTCAGGATGCTCGAACGCTAAATCCTTCTCAGATGCTGTTTCAATATCTACGCCAAAAACTCCTCTATCAAATTCTAACAGGGAATTCAAGTAAGACAAAGCATCTTGTTCGTTGTCAACAACAGTATAAAGAGGAAATTCAAACTTAACCGCAGTGTTGATTAGTTTTCCAACGTCTGTTACCAAAAATGGAAACTTGTCCTGCTGGACCATGCACAACTGGGGAGACGCTGTAGGCACCACAGGCACCGTGAGGCTGCCCTCTCTGACCCTAGCAGGACCAGGCCGCACAGCCGTCCACCCCCTCGTCCCACAGGCCGCGAGAGAGGCGTCTGGTCCCAGTGAGAGGCATGCCTCAGGAGCGCTATTGTTCACAAAACTTTGAACGTATCCTGAACACGCTTTGACTGCTTTGTTCTTGTCTGTGGCAGACAGAGCATCAAAACCTGCACACTGTACCACAGGAATGTAACCCACATCTGTGGTAGGAATAGCATGGTATTTCAAAACTTTGTTGAGCAAAGCTACTCCGTCGCCTTTATCAACCCCGCCTTTGAAGATATCGTTAGACTTTGGCGCCGGAGTAATAGCTAGGAATCGTGCATTAGGATTTCTAGGCTCTGGATGCAATGGTTGTCTATATAATGGGCAAGATTCACAATCTGCATGAGGTCTTTTATTCACAATTACCTACTAAAGATTCCGGTCCAAGTGTTGGTCTTTGATTCTCAGTTCCATCAACGACTTTTTGAGAGATATACAGTTTAATGTAAGCTCTTCTCGCTGATTCTGCTGCCTCTGCCAATAACTTAAGCGCAGTGTTCACATCATTATCAAACAAATGCATAGTATCAGGCGGCACTTCATAAGCAGCATCGTAAAAGGATTGTTCTGCTTCCTCAAAATATGATTGTAGATCCTGTGGCAACATAAGTTACTGACCCTTCTCCTTGGACCTTAGAAATTAGATTACGCTGATCTAGTGTTTGGAAAATCTCGTTAGCTCTACGGTTAGTCAGCTTAAATACTCGCATGATTTTACCTCTATTGACACCACCTTGAGCGGTACCGTTCTGGATATAATCAAAGACCTTATTAATCATGCGCTCTTCATCCGAAGAACCGATAGCATTAATTACTTCTTCTGCATAACTGAGCCAATCTTCCCCAAACTTAATAGCCCTAAGGAGGTCTTCGAGTTCTACTACCACAGTGTCATTGGATTGCCTTGAGGCAGCAATAAGCACAGCTGCTTTCAGAATGCTCTTAGTCAGACGGTCATAAACAGGAGTCATCAAAGATGGATTGTAGCTGTTTGTGCCCATCTTGAGCAACTGCAACTCAAGTTCGGATGTTCTTTTCCAAGCTTCGTCAGTTAAGTAAGCATTCATATCCTGCTTAACTTCCAAACCTTGGCCGGTGTCACCAATCTGCAAAAGAGTTGTGCGATTATAGTGGTTGAAGATTTCCCTAAGCCGTTCCAACATTCTAGAACGATGTTCTATGTTAGCTGTGGTAGGCGGTCCTAAAGGGCGCACTCTAGTAATGTCTGATTCAGCTGTAATGAATAAGAATCTTGGGATGAAACCAGAAGAAATATGCTCGTGAGTCAACAACCCAGTAATCTTATCCTTAATGCCGCCACCAAAAATAATGAGCCTAGGGTCTTTGACTTCCACAACTTCTTTCTTAAGAAGTCTCTTCATAGGACGACCATCATACAGCTTGGTAAACATTTCTGCCATACCGGCTAAGTAGTCCTTCTTGAGAATAGCTTCAATCAGGCCAGAAAACTCATCACGAAGAAAGACAGATGGTTTCTTTGGGCGCATAGCTAATCCAGTCAGCATACCTTCCAGTGATCCATCTGTGGCAAGCACAGAATCAGATTCCAAATCCTCAAGAATATCCATAGCAACGTCCATGGAAGTAGACTTGCGAGTCAGAGTTGTGTCTGCAAGAATCATAAACCACAGATTAGGAATAATGATACCGTAAGACGTAGGAAGAGTTACTGAGCCGCTGAGTAGTGCACTAAGAATAACAAAAATTCCAGCTTGGTGATACTGTGGTGCAGCATCTGTTAAAGATGATGCCCATTCAATGTAATCTTCGACAATGGAATTCTCAAGTCCCATGACGATTCTGTTCTCTGATTGAGAAAGAATCTGGCAATCTTGAATAACATCATCGAAAGTATCACCTTCGCGCTTAATCCTAAATTGCTCTTCTGCTCGAAGAACTTCTTTCCACAGATCAGACTCAGGGCGACCGTCTCGCGCATACTTATTGCACTTAGAATCTCTAGCAATAACGAACACGGCTTCCCTAGAGAAGCCTTGCTCAAACGCAATCATTTCCAGGAACCACAATTTATCTGACCACTCAGAGTCTTCTGGCTCGTCCTGAAACAGTGCGAGTAGTTTCTGTGGTAAGTCTCTGTCTTCTCCAGCTAAAATGTCTGCGCCTCTTAAGGTAGAGACATGCTGTGGTAGGACTAAGTCATTGTCTTCTTCAATTTTGAAGTGCTTAAGATCAGGATAGGGCTTAAAATCCTCAGGACGGTAAAATCTCTTCTCAGCTACAAAAAGCTCTACCTCAGGTCTTGAGTCATACTTATAGTTAAAAGTATGTGGGACTCTCAGAAGCTGAGTTAAATCCCAACCCGACTGATCGGCTCCTTGTTCCTTATGGAAATAAGCAATACGACGGCTTAATTCCTCTGCAATCTGTGGCTCAGGATTTTCATCAAACGCCCAAAAAGCCTGCCATCTGGCAGGGCTAGATTGCAAAACAGCAGTTGGTTTAATAAGAAGATGAGTAGGTGCGCAACGATCCAAATCAGCCCAAGCATTTGGCGTGCAAATAACATTTTCCTTCTTACGCTTCTTTGCATCAAAAAGATTTGGACAAAAATATACATTGTCAGTGAGGGCTTTACCAGAAGACCTAGTCACAATCTGTGGTAGCTGATCTGGGTACTCGAAAAATTCTTCTTTGAATTTACGCGTTGCAGGATCAAGAAATGCTAAGCACAAATACCCCTTATTGCGGCCAAGAACCAACTTGAAGAATGTTTCAATTGTACTATCAACATCGGGCATTGTTACAGCATCCTCCTTAATGGAAATGGGGCGTTATTATGGACTACTCGTTTAAAGCTGGCGGTCCAGGCCAGGACTCCCCATTTCCTAACTAATTACTAGTTACAGTAAAAGTTACGGGAGAATAGAAGCCTTCTTCGAGCGAGGCTTAGCTGTGGTAGTAGCTCCCTCTTCGTCGAACTTAAAGCCATTCACCTGATTCTTGAACCAGGTAGAACCATCCGGCTTAGGATCCTTCTTATTCTTGTAATCGTCCTTCACTCGTTTAACGCTCAAAGAGACGTGCTTCCCATCAAAATCCTCAGCCGAAGGAATTTCGCCAGTCTCAAGAGCATAACCGTTACCAGTTGCCTTGAGAAACTGAGCCAGGAACCAATTACCGCTAGGAAGATTGAAGAGCATCACATTAAACCACTGCTTACGGTTGTTGTAAGGCTCGTCACTCAGAGTCGCCTCAACCTTAAACATCGGCTTACCCTTATTGGCGCCGTTCTGAACCTCAACAAGCTCAATACCAGTGATATCAGCCTCATAAATCCCTGTAGGGATCGGCTCGAAATCACGGGCACCAGACTGCTGAACATCATCCTGAGTGAAATCAACCTTAAAAGTACCAGCCATGTTAATTATCCTAACCAATCATCTTATTGTAAATTATTTCCATTGTCGGGTCAACAAGGTATTGACCCAAATTACCTGAACGATCCTTAGCAGTAGCATTCTCTGTACCTTCTGTTAGAAGAATTCTAGCAGAACGCTCTTCCTCGGTGTCAGGATCAGTAATCTCTCTGAGGTAATAGTAGAATACCTCATCAAAGAGAGCAGCCGCCTCTTTCTGGAATTTACCAGTGAACAACGGCTTCATTAGAACATTGCCTCGCTTATCCCTTTCGAGATCAACAAGCGCTGTGAAGATCGTATTAATCGGAAGACGTTTCATATCCCGAACAAATCTTCTCATATGTTCAAGTGAGAGCCCCCACTCATCCCATCCTGGTCTGTCTGTTAACTCAGACATTCCAGCTTTCTTAAGCAGATAATAAAGATTGATCTTCTGCAACTCAGTGAGCGAATCGAATACCACAGTTTGGTAACCATGATCTGTATCCGACAAAGCTTCCTTAACTGCCTGAACATCTTCCCAAGTCTTAGCCTGAACAATATCTACCTTGGGATAAGTACGACGCAACGAATTAGAACCAAATTCGATGTCCACAAACAGAACAGGTCTCATCTGTGGTACGCCATCAGCAGAACCAGACAATACAGTCTTGCCTACACCAGCGTCTCCATAAATGAAAATATCAAAAAACGGTTCAGTCTGATCCAATTTACGAATCTCTAGACCACCGAGATTCTTACCACTCAACGTAATTTATACCACCCCTATCACAATGCATATTTCATTTCATTATCACGCACTTCGTAATAATGTGGCTTCTTAGTAAAGGATACGTCTAGCAATCCTTGCGGATCATTGTCTTGCATACGCTCAATGCATGGAGCACGGAACTCACAGAACTTACAACCAAACTTTGTAGGAGTAGGATAATCCTTGGGGCGCTCGATCATTTCGCTTACCACAGCTACGAGATTAGTATACTGCATCCTCATTGCTTTGGCATCACGTCGAACTTTATTCAATCGGAAGTAATGATCTGTTCCACGTTCCTTGAGGAATTCAAGATACTCAATGTATGGTTCAAACGGCTCATCAGCTGCGCGTAGCGTCTCAACAAAAATCTCGAACGTAGTATCCTGGTTCTTGTCTGTGGAAAACCACTTGCCAGCATACTTACGTGTTAATTTTTTAGGCGGACCTGGTACAGCTTTCTTAAGCTCAAAATACTGGAACCCAGCAATATCAAGACCGAGCAACCACAGAGCCATAAGATATAGATTAAGCTGCTCATCATTCTCTAACCACTCATAATCAGAGGACAGAGAATTAACGTTCTTCCAGTCTCTAACCCACACCTTACCAGTATTTTTATCCTTAAGAATAAGATCAATCTTACCTTCGAGTACCACAGGCAGTCCGCCACATGTACCTGTGCTGCCATTAGCGTCTCGCCAACGCTTCTGACATTGGTCACAAACACAGTATAGATCACCAATCGGAACGATAAAGTTCTTCTCAACGTAGAGAGGTTCTGTATCCTTGTCAACAATTGGCTTAATCTCAAATGCGTAATACTCTAGCATTCTCTGACCAAGCTCAATTCTGGATTGATACTCGTCAGTCAACTCATCACGAGTCATGAAGATGTTCTGTGGTACAGCATCACGTTGCTTTTTGCATTCAGTAATAAACGCAGACTTAGCCAACGGAAGAACAATAGAAAGAGAAGCATCTTTGTACTGTGGGTTCATAAGATACTCAAACCCAAGATGCATAGCTGTACCAAATTCAAGAGGCTTAGCTACCACATTAGGATAAAGCTGATCCTTATACTTCCAATCATGAGCCCAAGCACATTTCTTGTACTCACGAATCTGTGAGACATGAATCTCATGATACAAACGATTATCGATTTCGTATTGATCTAGTTCTCTAGAGCTTATCGCCATCGTTGGCCCTCCTAAATCTCTCTAGAATATTCCATCCAAGGTCTTGATGACGACGGAACCAGTAGTCTGTGGTAGACAAATCAGTATCCTTGTGCAATTTCAGCTTGAGGAACTTATGACATGTCTTACAAATATACCAACCTCGTGCTGGCCCAAATGTCCCGTGTCTTTCATTAGGTCGAATGGGCCAGCACTCCTTTTTGTTTTCACAAAATAAGGTTGGCACTTTATATACTGCCCTCAACTTGCTAGCTGTGGGAATAGAGTCACGAAACTGTATAGCTTCTGATTCATCATCGAATTGTAAACAGAGCAACACAGCCATAATTCCCCCTTAGTGAATCGTATGACTCGTCTATCATACCACACCTGTCAAGTGTTTAACGTTAAACTACTTTCCAACGTGACAAACTTTAAAGCCCTTGATCTTATACTTTAGTCAATGCATCCCAGGTCAACTTGCGATTCTCTGGATAGTGACAAACTTTAAAGCCCTTGATCTTATACTTAGAATCCAAGAACTTAGTCAATGCATCCCAGGTCAACTTGCGATTCTCTGGATAGAAAGCTGTGGTATACCAGAACTTACCAACTCGAACAGCAGCCCAAGTATACCCATGTCCACCCTTATCATAAACAACCTTGAACTTAATAACACTACCATCCGGCGGCTCTTCACCAAACTTGGAAAGAATACGCTGTTCTTCCTCAAGAGCTTCCTTCAACTGTAAAGCCAAAACTTCACTGTACTTCATGTTTTTCCTCTCAATTTCCTCATGTGTAACTATTTCTTATCCAAGACCATCTTGATGTTCTGCCACTTAGTAGCAAGTAGTTCTTGACGATCAATATCCACAGTATCTTCTGCAACAATATCAATGATAGTCACTCGCTTTGTTTGACCACCACGATGCAACCGATCCTCAGCCTGCATATTTTTGATGGTTCTGTAGGAACGATCCAAGAAGATCGCAGTGTCACAAACATCTTGCAAGCCATCAATTCCCTCAGCAGCCGCAACAATCACAGCCACAATGATACGGAACTTCTTAGCTGCAAACTCCTTTGTTAACGCTTGTCTTTTGAATTCTGGTGTGTCACCTGAAATCTCGATAGCAGAAATACCCAACCTATTAAGCTCTGCCACAGTAAGTTTCGCCATTTTCTTAGACGACGTGAAGACCAAGAATTGTTTTTCTTCATATTCTGTGACAATATCTTTCAGTAGATTGAACTTAGTAGAGGGGAATTCCAGATCAACATTAGTCTTGAAATCGGTTTGCAGATCACCATTGTTATCGAAATATTCAACTGGTTCTGTGGTAACCAAAGGCGTAGCCAAAGTCATCTGACCAAGTCTAGTTAACTGAGCAACAACAATAGAAGCAACAAGCGGGGTATCTTCAACTTCACCCAACCAAGCCACCATGTTATCGCGCATTTCATTGTACGCTTTGCGCTGCTTAGGGCTAAGTTCTACTGTTAGCGTTTCGTATGTCTTCTCAGGAAGCCAAGACATAACTCCATCAGGGTGATGATCACAGCATTTCTCCATCTTAAGATGGCGGACATAGAATGGCTCAATAGAACGATGAAGAAGTGAAAGGTTCTTGGGAGTCTTAAATACCCTATACCGATCATAATATACTTGATCGCTGTCGCGCTTCTTGCGCTTAACAATCTCATACTCTTCCTCGACATAACGATTAACAAATGTCCAGTACGAAGAGTACCTTTCAGGATCAAGCCAGTTAAGAATTGACCACAATTGCCAAGGCTTATCTCCACATGGAGTGCCGCTAAGACCGAGCTTTGAATACGTTTTAATAGAAGCAAGACTAGACTTTGTTTTGGAGTTACGATTAGCAATCGCATGTACCTCGTCTGCTACCACAGCAGAGAATACAATCTTGTACTTCTTAAAATACTGTGCTAGGTAGTTGATCCCTGCCCAATGCATAATGTAAACATCATGTTTCTTAGCTACAATATCTAGAAGAAACTCGCCTCTGTATTTACGATCAATTACTTTGACGTCTAAGGCAGGACATTGCTCTGCAAACTTATCAGCCCAAGAAGAGAATGTATTAATAGGACAAATAATCAGGATCGGTAATAGCTTCCCTGATCCTTCATAGACTTGCTTAAGCCATTCAACACTTAGAGCAATGCCTTCATATGATTTACCTGTCCCCATTTCCGAAGCAATGAGGCCATAAGGTAAATCAAGGAGTTTCTCTACGTCCTCCTTCTGGTACTGGTATAACTCCTTCACAATTAGGACATTCCTTTACATCTATAAATGGCAAGGCCAAGTGGCAATGTGGACAAAACTTGTAGGTATCTGTGATAATCTTAGCAACTCTACTAGCTGCTTTGAATTGCTTCTCAGCACAGCGCGGACAGAACTTTAAACCATTGACCTCAACAATCACACACTTACCTTTATGTGCGATTGCCATGTCCATTACCTAACGACTGACGCAGTGCGGCCTCAGCTGCGCGCATAGCAGATTCATACCCAGCATTGAAATCAGCTGAATATTCCTTAGGAGAATTTGTATGATTCTGTGCATCTGGAATAGATCCATCTGGATTAACCTGCACAAGCCAGACAACAGGAACACCAAAGTTCCTTTCTGTGCATTGCTTATTACCGCAGACTAGCTGTAAAATCTTAATGCCAGCTGGCTGTTGGATATAAGAAGATTCCTTGCCAGGTGATTGACATTCAGGACAACGGTTTGCAACTTCCCATGTAGTACTCATGTCTCTTCTGTTTCCTTTTCAGTATCAGAGAACTCTGAAATAATTCTATTGGCAGCTTCTAGTCTAGCAATCTTTTTCTTATGCTCATTAACTTCACCAATGAGTGTAGAAACTAAACCAGATAACTTATTGAGTTCATTAGCCATAGCCATCTGGCTAGTGACTCTCTTAGGCTTGAATTTATACATATCTTCAAGCTGAGTACCAGCAAATTTTTCCCCTAAGAACAAATCTCTTGTTGGGAATGTGACAACTTTGACTTGAGATTCAGAAGTAGTTCCACCGGCACGACTGATTACTTCAATGCAACCCATTTTCTTAAGAAGATGGATGACTTTATCAGTATAAGACTTGCTAATGGATAGACCTAGATGTAATTCAGATAATCTTCCGATCCAGATATCCTCTTCATTACAATCGTTTGACATGGTATTGAACACTGTTTGACAATGCTCAAGCAAAGAGCTCACTAATTCTCTCCTTCCTACTAGTTACTTTAATTGGTTTCTCAAATTCTGGAATTTCCTCAGGGGTTCGGTTTTGTGCTACCACAGCAGCTTGCCTGCGTTCGATCATTCCTGTGGAAACTTTGGTTGATAGAATTAGCAGAGGAAGACCTAATGGTAATCCAACTATACTAGCACACAATACTAGGCCAAGCAAGATGCCAGGCACAGTAACAAAGAACAACCTAAGAGTTAACTTCCAGAAGTAACCTGTGGAAGTAGAAGAGTTCTTCTGACTTGTTACCCTTTTCTTTGATACGCTCTTCCATGTCTGTAAGGACAGCCATGAACCAAGAGCGCTCTTTAATCCAGAGGTCTTCAAGTTCAAAGCGCACCACGTCCCAATCCCACTTGTTTGCCACTTGCTGTACAGAGTGCGGATCAAGGAGTGGATGTAATTGGTCAGCATATTTTTGCACCTGTTCTAGGTGTGGTAGATGTTGCCCACGCAATCCGTTAATGGTAGCTGCAAGGAACCCAGAGACACGATAAACTCGACACGCAAATTCTTCTTGTTGCGTCAGGTTCATCCTAGTGTTCTCTGTGGAAACCGTAGCATCATCCGTCCACACAGCATTAATGTAGTTGTTCAGTCTATTAATAGAATCCTCAGAACCTGTGGGATTCTGCATCCCGCCATAAGGATTATTCTCAACCAAACAACTAACACGCATAACCTGCCATGATGGCCTAAAGATTACAATGTCAAGACTCATCTGTCAAGAACCCAGTAATGTCAGTTGTGGCAATCTTCGTCTCAATTGAGATTGAGATCTGTGGATGCTTAGAAGTAAAGCCTTCTTTGATAGACCGAATGGCTCTATCCATATCTTCTGGACTTACTCCGCCAGCTTTGTTATTCCGCACTGTTACAGTAATACTGTCAATCATAGTCAACTCACTGAACTGTAACTAGAACTTGAGAATGGTCACTGTAAATACTAGGCACAACTGCACGTACGCCTGTAGTTGTAGTTGCACCAACAAGATCAATAGTATTCCCAAAGAAATAAAACTCAGGGAAGTAGGTAGCCATGGACTGTGCATTCATATTGAAGTCACCGAGCAAGATCAAATCACTAAGCTTGTCCCACTTCAACATAACTTCTCTGCACTTAGCGGCCTGCTCACCTCTATCAGGATCACCAGGACCAAGATGAGTAACACAAAAAGTCTTTGTAGAGCCCTTCATTCTAGCTGCAAGAATTCGTCTAGGCTGAATCCCAGGAGTACCAGAATTCTTTCCCCATGGAAGAGCAGTTGAACTTCTCCAATCAACCTTGGAAGTCAGAAGGTACAAAGCATTCCCTGACTTGTTCCCTTCTCCCTTGTCATTGCACCCACCAGACTCAGTAACATAAGTCATAGTAGAAGTATATCCAAGTTTCTTAAGCTCAGTCCTGAACTTTCGATGTTGCTTATAACAAAGCTCCTGCAAACCAATCACTGCTGGCTTATACGCCTTAGCTGTGGCAAGCAATTCCTTAAGCAAATGCTTTGGCTCTCCTGCATTACCATCGCCATTGCGATCCACAGACCCGTGAACATTCCAGGTCATCGCTGTAATAGTCATCGGTTGTTTCTCCTAGCTCTACGCTGTGCCTTGTTATGCGCACGTCGTCTACGCTTCTCCTTAAGAGAAACAGTACCTTTATAGAGATTCAAGTTCTGTTGAAGAGCCAGAAGAATTCTCCACTTATATGGATCAATATCCAGCTTGTCAAGATTCTCCTGAACTTCTTCGTTCAGTCTAACTTCCACAGTTTCTGCATTAAGAGCAGCGTTCATTAATGATATCCTCCAGTTCTTCCTGAGTTAATTGCATTCTACTACGCTCCCACAATTCATTAATGGCAGAACTGTCTGGAAGCATTTCTTCCAATTCAGAATTGGACTCTTGAAGAGCTTCATCTAACCAATGATCTGGCTCAGGACTAAGATCAAACATGTTAACTCACCAATTAATTCTTAGTAAGAATCTTGTCGTTCTTAGTGTAGATGGGATCATCACGTCGCTCACATGCAAAGTTCTGATACGTATGTTCAAACCAACGCGTATCCTTAGGCTTTGTATTAGTTGCATGATGATGCATTGTGACTGGATGATCTTCATCCTCACACAAAAGAATCTTTTGCTTAGCCATAGTTTCTCCTTATCAATTCAAGTACAGGCGATGGGACTCGAACCCACAATCCCTCACGGGCGCTTGTGTTTAAGACAAGTGCGTATACCAATTCCGCCACGCCTGCTTGTTTAGGGATTATGCATTCTTGGCTTCCATGAAAATGATAGAGTGAGCCTTGCTAGCATAGTGCTTACCAGGATCAAAGATCTCAGCTAGGAAATCTCTAACAGACATATCAGCTTTGTCTTCAAAATCAAATGGCCTAGAAATGATATCATCATGATCACCAAAGTTAACATTCTGCTGATAACAAGCACCAACTGTTACAGACAATACACACTTGCCTCCACAATTAGAACAGTCTCTGAAACTGCCTTTGTTAAAAATATCTGGTACTTGTCCAATGCCTTTACAAGTATAGCATTCCTTTTCAATCTTAATCATAGTTCCTCCTTAATTATTAAGTCCGGATAGCAGGATTTGAACCTGCGACCTCCTGCTCCCAAAGCAGGCGCTCTAACCAAACTGAACTATATCCGGAAGTGAGCCATAGTGGAGAGTGCTCACTATGGATCGCACCGCTAGTAGGACTCGAACCTACAACACACAGGGTAGAAACCTGCTGCTCTATCCATTGAGCTATAGCGGCTTGTGAGGACTTACACGGAATTTCCACTGCCAAGTCTCAGTGGCTCACGATGCCTCAAAATAAATCAAGCGTATGGGTTGTACTCAACTGCACAAAGCAACTTCTTACCTGCAACATTGCAAGGCACTGCCTTAACAGGATGAGTCTTAACAACATGCGGGCGCGCTTTAGCCTCAGCTGTGGTAGACATAGCAAAGGTACTTCCAACAATCACAAACCCTGCAAGCACAGAGGCAACAATCTTCTTCATATTTCTTTCTCCTTAAATTTTCTGGTTAAATTAAATGGGCTCTTTCTTAGAGCTACCACAGGGAGTCGAACCCTGATTAATGCATTACAAGTGCATTGTTCTGCCATTGAACTATGGTAGCAGGCGGCACAGCTTGTATCAAAAGTTAACAACTAATGAGTAACAACTTCATTTATATGGCTAGTATAAATTCGGGAGTAGCCAACTCCACTGTACCTCGGTGCTCCCACTAGGACTTGAACCTAGGACCTACGGATTAAAATATAAAGATGTGCCCCCGGCGGGATTCGAACCCGCGTCTCAGGTTTAAAAGACCAGAGCTAAACCATCTCAGCTACGGAGGCTCTTTATATAGGATGAATATGCATTTTTAAGTGGGCCACATAATGCGCATCTACAATTCTTTTTACCAGTCAATCCTTTACCATGTTCTACAGATCGTTCTGCACTGGTTTTAATCCTATGATGCGTATAACATAACAACTGACATAATTTAATTTCAGCCATATATTTCTCCTTAGAACAAGACCACATCTTACTTATACTCATAGTCTTAGTCTTAGGATCAATATGATCTATTTCTAAATTATCAGTTGACCCACATACTATACAAACTCCACCTAATTCTTTAATAGCTGCATTACGTCGATCATGGTATCTTTGCAGCATATAAGCTGCCATATATTCATTAGAGTTAGCCATGAAACAAGCATAGCACATATACCTTAACCTGTCAAGGCGGCTCTACCAACTGAGCTATAGGAGCGTTGTAAATCAAACTTCACTGCGCCACTGTCGCTCTTCTTTTCTCTTGATCTGGTGTTTCGCCATGCGGCGATTGCGCTTACCAATCAACATGCTATGGCAGCAATGCTTGCCACAGAAGGGCTGAGTTTTGTATCCGATCATCCTCATGTCAACCTCCATTGTTAATTGTATAAAGAGGGCACATATGCTGTCGTTTAATAGCCGCATTGCCCAGTTGTCCAATGCTCGAAATATCTTGACACAGGCCAGTTGTACTGTACGTATGCCACAGTCTGATCGCGTATGACTACCCTCAGTTTAGTATGGGTACAGAAAAGTAGGACTCTCAACGCTGACTGATAATAGGTTTGCTATTCGTCATACGTTGAGAGTCCCACTTTTATTTTAAAAAGGAGTGAGCCCATGCACTCCGTCTAATTGTCATGCCCCGATAACAAATTTCCTATGCACAGGTATTTTGTCCGGAAGAACCTGGCGCGCTTTCCAGGTTGGCCTATGTTATTTTTGTTAGCCACGATATTTTTCATCACCCAATCCGCTAACCCTAGACATGGATTTTTGTCTAGCGCTATATGGATTTGTTTTGTCACTACGATTCTTGTGCTGATCGTAGCTTGAGGCACAATCCTAAGCCTTAGTGGAGTTGCCGGGAATCGAACCCGGGTCCTAAATACTTTCCAACTAAATAGTTATACAGCCATTGTTGATGCATTAGCAAATATTTAATGGATTTTCAACCTGATTGCGCATTAGCACCTAAAGGGGCGACTGGCTCACTAGCACTGAGTCAGTAGCGTTCCACCACCTTGTTTCTAATTTACCGTCTGACAAACAAGGAAACTCTGACTGTGACAAGACCTTTGATTAATAGGGCGTCTTTGGTTAGTCACCTTTCCCCTGCTATCTAGCTATCTATCAGACCGATACCATGCTGTACTCTTCACAGAGCGCAGCATAGTCAGCATCAATGTTAGCCATAGCGGTGTCAACAGTATCGTTGGCATTTATTTTTTGTGCTACACTTTAAAGTATGTGTAACAGTTACTGGCTGCTATATTAATCTTCACGGTATCCAGTCGAAACCTGTCAACCCCGAAGAGCAGTTTATCGACATGCTCAGGTCAACTATTCACTTCTAAATTGTTAGGTCAGAGCCTGGAAGTTAAGGCTTTTGCCTGAGCCCTAACAGATTTTAGCAACTGTAATTGCGTTGCAATTACTCAGCTTCGGTAACTTCCAGACCCAGGGCACGCAGCTTCTCAGCCAGCACCTTAGGATCAAGCTTAGACAGACGCTCAAGAGTCTTCTCATCACGAGCAGCCTCAGCCGCAGCCTTCTTTTCCCTATTAGCCTCACGCCGAGCAGCAATCTTCTCAGCGACGTCCGGCTCCTTAATGTAAACCGGGTAAAGTCTCTGAGAAACCTTCACACTCTCGGGGTCGACCTCAAAATCAACCTTACCGGAAAGCCACTCAACAAACTCTTCCATCGTTTCGGTCAGCGGCTTATCAAGCGCGGACTGAATCTTATCCTCAACCGACATAGCTGTACGGGCCATTGTAATTTTCTCCTAAATCAATTGCAACTTGTGTTACAAATTATTGTTGTTTGTTTTTACTACTTAAGTTTTTGTTGCTGTGGGAGGTACTGTGTTGTCCCTCACCTGCAACTACTACGTTACCAGACCGTGGTCGGGTATGCAAACTTTCAGCGGGTCGAGTTTGAACTAGTTTCGACCCCGCTTGTGTGGTGCGTTTCGCACAGTGAACTATGGGTGTGTGCGGCCCTGTGCGGGCCACTGACGGGCTCGCGTGGCGAGCCACCCAAGTGGTCGCTGGCTAGGTGTGAGAGCGTCCTGCGGTCGCCTGTGACGCGCCAGCGGCACTAGCGGTCTGGCCTGTCCAGTCTGGCGCCAAGCGCGACCGGGGCGACCCTGCCGTTTCACTAGGTGAAACAGTTGTTTCGCTAAGCGAAACCATCTGCTTACCACAGAAAGAACAGAACGGCGCCTTGCGAGTTTGGCTACCACAGAAAGGGCAATTGATAGAACCAGCGCCCATTCGGGTCAGCACTTCTTCAATGGTTAATTCTGCATCTGCCAGCGTAGGTTTAACTGTAACCTTTGGGTCAAATCTGTCCCTTGACATTTGAATTAGCCAACGAAGTAGTGTGTGGTCATCAAATCCTTTTAGGAGTCTTTTGGTTGTTCGAGCCATATCAAACTCCTGTCGTTGGTTGTTCGAGCCATGTGCCTGCCTCAATCCTGCGGAATATCTCGTCTTCTAGTTTCCTAGCGTTGTCTTGCAATTGCATAAACTGTGGGTCATCTATCTGCTTAATGAAGAGACTGGAACATACTTGTTTGCAAGCTGCTCCAAACTTTTCCAGCAATTCCTGGTCACTCATTGCTAGTAGCTGTATCAGGAATTCTATTGGTGAAGTACAGGACTAGACCAATAAGTGCCAGCCCAATAGGCATAACGATAATCACTTCTTGTTTCCCTTTCTACCCTTAGTTTCAAGTTCCTGGAAGTACGCCCAGCTAAAGCACACCGCAGCTACCCAAACAATAAGCATAACTAGAACGATACCGTTAAAGCCAAAGGTAATCGTACCTCCTACCATCGGGAATATCAGCCCCAGAATAATAATGGTGCGCCACATCTGCTTGTCACTGTCACTCATTGTTATCTTTATTCCTTTGCTGCACTCTGTTGGTTAGGTTTATAATTGCTTGACTCAAATCCTGAGTCAGTGTCTTGCTTACCACAGAAGGGGTTTTGTAAGTGTCATCAATGAATACATGCCAAGCAACATTCAACTTGCTGAGTCCTGCTTTGACAAGTTCTTCGTTGTTCTTTCCACTCTTGAGTTGGGACTCAACAAAGGTAATCAAATCTGCCACACTAAAGTAGCTCTCAACAATTGACTTGTATTGCAGGTTGGTAACACTGACCACTGACAGTGGCTGTGGGAATTGCTCATTGTTATTCTTCATCTGCAATTCCCACTGCTTCCTCGAACTTGACAGTATCGAAGTTTCTATTGTTAGCTGCAAGCGCCATCATTAGGTCCTCAATGAATTGCCTATAATTGGCACCTGACCTAAAATCACTCTTGCATTCCACAAGCACTTCAGCAATAGCCTTGTAGTCTTTGCGTGTCATAGCCATGGTGTTAATTTACCACCTTCCGTGTTGTGCTGGGTTGGTGGGGTTTCCAAAAGCAGGCCGACTGTACCTAGCACAAATAGCACGCAGTTCTTGCTCAATAAAGTAACGAGGGGTAAAAGTATAGGCACCAGCAATCGCGCACAAGTTAGTGTTAACTACATACGTAGGATCGTATGCGTTATTAATATCTACGGACTTAAGGTACAGAATCCTGTAAGTCTTGCGGCTCGGATTTACACGTAGCAGCATCCAGATGTTGCTGTATTCAGACTTGTAAATAACCACGTAGCTGTCGTACACATTTGACCAGTTACAAACAGCCATCATGTTATTGTCTGCAATGTAGTCTCGAATGTCTTGGACTACGGTGTGTTGGTTAGGCATTTGGTTTGCTCAATTCCTTATTAATTGATCGCCTCAGTATCGTATAACTGTGGTCGGGGTCAAGACGAAAAGATTTCTCTTGTGTGGTAAACATACCCTTGGTAATTACTAGAGTATGATTTAGTGTCGGATCATGCGGGTATTTGTTGTGCTGAAACAACACCACAGTACTCACAACATTGCCAAACCTAATCCGATCGCCAATCTCAAGGTTCTTGCCCTTAATCTTAGTCCATCGTGTCAATGACATATCAATCCCAGCTTTCCATTAGCGGGCCAATAACATGTTCCAGGTTGGTGTAATCGCAAATAACCTCTTCCGGGTCATTGCCCAAAACGAAAAACACATGACCAGACTTGGATTGCAAATGGTGCGTAACTCTCAGCCACGCAGAATCCACAGCCATAATAGCTTCCATGGCTTCTGTTTCTGTAGCCGTATTAATTTTGCCTTCGCCATCGAAAACACAATCTAGTTCGTAATCTGCCTTTTTGAGCGCCCGAATCGTATGCCGAATCGCTGCTTTATCTGACTTTGGCTTGGACATTTGTGAGTTCCTTTATATTGGTCGAGCGCTGATAAAATCAGCTGGTTTAATCTTGATGGTATCTTGGCCATCTTTGTATAAGTTCAAATAATGCTGTTTCGTCTCTGCATCAAAACTCCTACGCATAAAATCAAAGTTGCCTTCCTTCCACACTAAGCCTTCCCAGTAACTAATTTTCATGGGCATTAGTTCTGCCTCAATTCTGGGTAGCTTGCAGTCAGGTAATCAAACATGGCATGTGCCAGTTCTTTGTTGCACACAATCAGTGACACCACATGCTTAAAAGCGTTGGTTTCTGCGCCACCAATTACGTTAAAATAAGCTGCACTCAGTGACTTGCGCGCTCTTTGTGGGTCAGGTGGCGGTGTATCGCAAATAGTGCACTTAGTGCAGTTTTTGCAAATCAGGTGCACAATCTTTGTTTTACTATGCTTATTGTTTTC